GCGACCAGTAGCGCATTCGCAACGGCTGCCGCAATATCGGCTTTGGTCGCGGTGCTGGCCGTCGAAAGCCCGGCGATCGTCAGGCCGATGACATTCTGCGTTGGTGCGACGGCGTAGACCAAGGCGGTCACTGGTTGCTGGAAATACAGGGCATTCGCGAGCGCGAGCTGATCCCCGGTTGCAGGCGTATCGCGTGTCTCAAGGCGCGCGCAGCCGTTGGAACCCTGGGGGAAGCCTCCATGAGCCGCTTGCACATCATCCATCATGAAAAACAGGACGACGGACCCCGGGCCCATCCCGCTCGGTATCACCCACACCCGCGTGACGCCGGGCACCGCCAGCGCCCATTCGCCATAGTCATCGATCGATCCGCCTTGGGGTGGCTTCTGATAGGCAATCAGCATTCGGCTGCGCAGGGATGCGTCGGTCTCGACGCTTGCCCCTCCCGTCAAAGGCCCGGAACTTGTCCCAGATGCGGAGATCCCGGAGATGCCAACGCCTAAGGTAAGCGCGACACCCGCAGCGCCATTCCCGTCGATCCCAGCAACGGAAGCGCGGATCGGTACCGTAGCTGCACCTGCGATGACAGTTGCGTCTGCAGTGGTGAGGTAACTCACGCCATCCGATCGGCTGACCAGAGATCCAGTGGGAACCACGGTGCTATTGGTCCCGGCAAAAATGGCCGCACCAACCGCGCTGGTAGCCGGCTTTCGCGTGACGCCTTTGAGGGCCGCCCATCCTTCGAGATACTCGTCCGTCGCGGTGAAGGGATTGCTCTGCAGCGCGATCCAATCGAGGTAGCCGTAGAGACCGTCCACCAGGCCCGCGAGTACCTCGGCAATGATGCCGAGGTTGGACCAGCGCAGCAGCGCATCGAGCCCCGTCAGGACGGAGTTGATCCCGGTCGCGGCGGTGACGCGGATCTGCGACAGATTGGGGCGTGCGAAAGGCATTAGATTGTCTCCCAAACGCGCGCGAATTGCATGGCCATCTGCGTGCCATCTTGCCGACGAAGCACGACCTGGGCGGCGATCGTTTTCGCATCCTGATATTCTGCGGTCACCGCGATCGATGCGACCACGCCGTCATTGATCATCCACTGCAAGGCTTGGCCGACATCATTGCGGATCAACTCCGGGAGATCGGGCATCGCCTTGGACCGTTCGCGCAGCCACAGCTTGGAGCCGATGGGTCCGGCCCACCATCCTCGAGGATCTCCGGACCCATCGGGAATGACGTCATCCGCCCCAGCTTCCGCATCGGTGAATAGGCTGATCAGGACCGCTGTTTGCAAGTCCTGGTCGGAAACCAACCCGGTCCCGGGCGTGTACGCCTCCTCAGCCGCGAGATATTGGCGTCCTTCCCCATCGCGGATCGACGCACCTCGAGCATCGACAATGACATTCGACCGACCGATCGAAAGCGTCCAATCTCCGATACCAGCTGCGGCGTCCCAGATCGTGGCGATGTCAACCACAGGCCACCTCAAGCGTCATGATCAGTTGTCCCGGTGTTGCCGCTGATCGTGCCGCCGGTGTGCTTGTGCGCGTGGTACGCATCGCGCAGCGCGTTCATGCTGACCGGTGTGCCGTCGCATCGGCTGATGAAGTCGCCAGTCGTCTCCACCTTTGGCGTCTCCAGGCGAACCTTCGTAGATGCCTTGATTGTCGCCGTAGCCGCGTTCTGGACCACAACATCGCCACCGGCCGCATCGATCTGGAGTACGCCGTCTTTGAGCCAGATATACGCGCCGCGCGCGCCGTCCTTCGCCCGGTAGAGCATCGTGTCGCCAGGCGCTAAATTTTTGGGCCGCGATGGCCGATGATTGGCTCCAACGGCGATTGTCTGGGACCGATCTCCGCCGAGGCGAAGCAGCACCACCTCGGTTTTTTCCGGTGCATTGCTCGATAAGCCGAACAGGCCAATCATAACGATATCGTCCGTAAGGCTTTCGCCTTCGTCGCTCCCGGTGTTCCCTTCCGATATTTGAAGGCGCTGAACGTCCTTGTCGTCCTTCACAAGCGTGAGGCGACCGCGACCGATCAGATTGAGAATTCGCGACATCATGGCAGCACCAATTGCGACGTCGAATCTGGCGCAATATCTGCCGTGTTGAGATTGGTCAGACTGATCGGTTCCGGAGCGAATGCCGATGGTGGCATGACGAACAAGTCCGCAACGGTCCCGCGTTCGCTCGATCGGTGAAAAGTCACCTCGGAGATGCACATCTGGCCCTCGCCGCGCAGGCCCGGGACGTCGACATCAATGAGGGTGTTGGGCTTCCAGAGCGTGCCGGCGCTATCACGCCAACTATCGATCGTGACGAATGCGCCACCCGCACGACCTGCGCGCCGTGCCACCTCCCATTTGGCCTTCAATTCGGTGAAGAAGCGCGGTGAAAATGCCGCTTCGGTCACCAGATACATCAACCGATGACGCGGAACATTCGGGTCGGATGCAGTGAAATAAAAGAATGAGTCATCACCCCCGGCAATATCGCCGAAGGTATTCTGCGAAAGTGCTGCGCAGCGGACCTCGGAATATCGTTGGTCCATTGCGTTGGTAACCGATGAATCGAGGACATTAACCCCATATTTTACGCCGCTGGCGGCCTTGACGGTTCCGACACGCGCAAGAAGCAGCGCGCCGTCCGAATCTTCATAGGCAAGCAATCCTGCGTTCCGCGCGTTCCGCTGGATGATCCCAGCAGCAGTCTCGCCATATGTAATGTTGGTTTGTGGAACCGGCTGGCCAGCATCAGCGCCTGCAGCAAGTTTGACCTCAATCCCATAAGGAGCAGCCAGCTTCTTGGCGATTTCCAACCCGGTTGCGCTCAGGATCTGGCCGCCTTTCCACTCAGCCGAGCAGTCGGTGAGATCCTGCGTCTTCCCACGCCCAATCAAAGAGAGGGTGTGTCCATCTGCGCTGGTCGTATTGCTGTCGCGATCGACGTATCCCGTGATCACGGTATCGCTGCCGATCTTGATCACGCATGGGTCACCGGCTTTCGCGACGACCGCTTTGCTGGTGATGGGCTCCTTTGAGGAAAGGCCGATCGCGAAGCTGTTCGGGAAAGCTTCGGCGCGAAGCGTGACGTCAATCGCTTCCCAGCCGGTGATAGCGTTGCCGCCGACCTCGATCGAAAGATCTCCATCCGGCCTATGAGCATCCGTCATGCGGCGAGCGCCAGCAATTCGGTTGGCATGAAAAGCGGCGACGGCACGCCACTCTGAGTGACAATTTGAGATGCACGGGACGGATCGCGATACCAGCGCTGCGCCAGGACGAGCGCCGGTGTTGCGCGCGGACTGCGAAAGGTTCGGACCTGCGCGAGATTGGCCCCGCGTGCGCGAAGGTCGCGCACGACCGCGCCGAGCGCAGCGGCCAACGCACTATAGGTTTCGCGGTCGCCAGCGTCCGCCGCGATCGTCGCCTCTGCGTCGATAAGCGAAACCAGGCGCTGCACCATCGCGGCCGCGTCATTTGCACTGGTCGGCTGATATTGCCCCGCCGCGACAACCAGCGACGAGGTAGCGGCACGGCGCACCATACCGTTGATCGCCGTTCCGATCGCGGTGGTAGCTTCCGTGCGGCCGGGATCGTAAGCGAGCAGTTGCTCAAGCAATCGGATCGCATCGGCCGGGTCGGCGCAGGCATCCGCGAGCGCCTGCACCATTGCGACGATCGAGCTGGCGACGTCCTGCGCATAGCCAAGGTCGGTGGTCGAGACTGCGGTCATCAGCGCTTGCGCTGCTGCCGCAATTCCGACCCGCGCACCCGAGGCTACACCAATCAGCGTCGCGACGGTCGTACCTGGCGAATAGGCCGCACTTGTCCGGTCGGAGAAACCCGCATTGCCCCCGGCGCTGAAGCGACCGTAATTGCCTGGAAGCTGAGCGGTGAGACGATGCAACGAGGTGGCATCAGCGCCGAGCGCAATTGCCTTGCTGCTCCAGGAGGCGGCAGTGATCCTCATATCCTGCCGCCGACCGCCGGCTGCGGCCGCAAGTGCGATCAGTCGCACACCATCGACGGCAAGAGCGAGCTTCCCAAGATTGGCTGCGCTGAGCAGGCCGGATGACGATGATAGAATAGACGGGAAATTGCGCTTTCCGCTCTCCACGAACTCGATGTCAACGCTCGACTTGCGCCCGGCGTCGAGCTCTTGGCCGACGTTAAAGCGCGTGACGCACACCTGAAGGATCCCGAGCGTTGGATGCGTGAGCATCCCCGCGCCCGACCGCTCGAGCGCTGCAATAAGCAAAGCACGCTGCAACTGCACAGGGCCGCCCGCAAATCGGATAGATCCGTCCAAAATGAAGCCGCGAAAGCGAAAGCGACGGGCTTCGCGACCCATATCCTCCGTCCATGGGTCGTCGCGCCCTGGATATTGGTGGACAACCTGGCGTCGCCCGCCGCCAATTTCGTCATTGGTGACGATAAATGGAACGCCGCGGAATGTCGCCGGCAGAAGACCGCTGTTAGGCAATGCCATTTTCGGCCTCCATTCTCGGTTCGAGGACGAAAGAGATCGTCACGATCTCATCCGCCGTGCACCGGCTCAAAAGCATGGCTCACTGCAGGCGCGGGCCCGCTCCCCGCCTTGACAGTCGTGCGTGTCCCAGGCGGTGCATTCTTGTGCTCAACCGTGACGTGAACGGGGATCGCGGATAGGGCTCTAGCGACGGCCGCGCGCTCTGCACCATCTCGATCCGGGTTTGCAGGGCGTTCAACATAGCGCGCGAAGCCCGCTGCCACGGATCCAGCATCGTTGCCGTTCGCTCGAGCACGCTGCCAATTCTTCTTTTCTGAATGTTGGAGCTCGTACAGCATCGCATCGATTTGCTGATCCTCGCTCGCGTTCTCGATATCGACGCCCGTTATCCGTCGAAAGAGCGCCTTCCGCGCCTTGTCAGTTACCTGGAACAGTCCACGACCATTCCCGCCTCTTTCGCGCGCTCGGTAGTTCGCGCCACTTTCCCGCACCGCATTCGCCGCTATGGCCGTCGCGTCACTGAACGGGACTCCCCGGGCAACAAGCTTGTCGCGGAGGGTAACCCCCTTACGCGCTTCGCTGATCGCGCCCTCACGCGTCAGTCTTCCACCTCCGCCACCGGCATAATTGACCGCGCCTTCGAAGCGCGATGAAGCGCGTTCAAGTTTATCAGCAGCACGCTCGCTGGTTGCAGAAGCGCGCTCGTTGGTGCGGGAGCTGCTCATCATGGATCGCGCGCTCGAAATGACCGCGGTCCCTACGGTATCAACACCTTCGGCAACCATCCGCGACGCAGCATTGGTGCCGCGCTCTGCCATTTGGGCACCGATCGTGTCGCGTCGTGCGATGCGCTTGCCGGTCGTGATACCAGCGTCATCGATGACAGCGCCTTCCTTCCCGGCGCGTTCCATATCCTGTGACAGGGCCTTACCACCCTGGCTGAAGGCGGGCAGCGCAGACTCCGGGATACCGAGGATGCGAGCGGCCGTGCGGCGTCCAGACGAATTCTGGCGGCTGACCGCATCAGCGATCTGCGGCAGCATTGCCTCTACGCCGACCGTGCCATCGCTTTTGGTCTTCAGCGAAACGCCCATCCGGGCCAGAAGAGCAAGGGCATCGTTATTGCGCCCATAGCGCGCGTCGTTCAGGGTCTGCGAAAGGCCGCCAAGGGCCGCGCCGGCCGTCCCACGGTCAACCCCGGAACGTTCGGCCGCGAGACTGAATTCCTGCAGCGCCTTTGTGCCGACGCCGATGATCTCGGCTGTTCGGCCGATCGCCGCGGCCCCCTTCGCCCAGCCATCTGCGACCTTGAACGCGGCATAGGCCGCCGCGGCCAACACCCCGATCGTGGCAGCGCCAGCGACCGCGACCCCGCCCAGCGCGCCCTCGAGCACTCCGCCCGCTGCCGATGCCTCACCCAAGCCGGATCCAAGAGCAGACGCTGCGGAGCGAGCTGCCCCGAGGCGGTCCGATAATCCACCGGTGATCGATTTCCCGCCGAAGGCGCGGGCTGCAGCCTTTTCTACCTCACCGAACGTCCGCGCCATGCGTCGGCCCGATCCGCTGACCGTTCGCTCGCGCTGTTCGGCCGCCTTGCGGTCGATCGATCCGAGATTTTTGGAGATTTGACCGAGGTTTCTCTCGGCAGATTTCTTGCCCTTGTCCGTCTTGTCGGAGGCTGTGATATCGATGCCGAACGTTGCCTGGGCAGTCATATCATGCCCCCTTCATTCGACGAAGCCGCCAAGCTCCCACCACTCGTTGAGCATCGACCATGGATGGGCGAGTATTGCAGGTGGCAGGCAGCCGAAGGCCCTCGCGAGAATTACGTGTCGCTGTCGCCAGTCTTCGGGTCGTCGAACAAAAAACTAGCGAGGTAGCGTGACCCGGCGCGGATATCGCGCGCGCCGATCATCTTCACTGCTGGCAATGGGATGCCCGAGACGATCGCGAGCGACATCAAGTCGGCCTCGACGCCGCGATATTTGTCGATCTCGAGCATCTGTGCGCCAGTCGGTTCGGCCAGGCGCATTTCGGTGAAGGTTTCGCCCAGCGTCACCGGCTTGCGCAGGGTGATGGTCAGCTGGTCAGGGAGTTCGCTCATCAAAGGGTGCCTTATGCTGCGATGACGTCGGGACCATCGAACTCGATGGAGAAGGATCCGTCTTCGGTGTTGATCTCGATCGGGTCGCCAGTGCGCCACATATTGCGGCCGATGATCGATTTGCCGTTGGCAGGGGAGAGCACGATCGTCGCATTGGTCGCCGCGTTGAGCGCGGCGATGTCGACATTGTAACCGTCGCGTCCTTTCCAACTGATCTTCCCCTCCATCGGCATCTCCGAATACCCTTCGACGCCGGTCTGGCCCTTGAGGGTTTCGCGATGGGCCGAACTCAGCCGGTACGTCCCCTCGCCGACGATGGTGAAGGACTGGCCGTCGATCGTGACAGAAGCGGTGCCGGCAAGCCGGTTTGGGTCATTGGCCATCGCGGCGCTCTCCAGATTGTTAGGGGATCAGGCGTTGCGGAACTGCAGCAGCACCGCGAAGGTGCGCAGCTGGCCGATCAACACGGCTGGCAGTAGGACGTTGACGCGGTTGGGGTTGGTCGCGTCCTTCTCGACGACCAAGCCAGCGGCGAACTCGGCCGATTTCTGGACGTAACCCTGGTCTTCGAGGTCCCGATACAACGCGATGATATCGGCGCGGATCGTCGACGGCATGACGACGTTCGAATTCGGCTTCACGCGCGTGCCATCGGCCGCGAGCTTCACGCGCGAATATTTGGCGGTGACCATCGCCGACAGCGACCGCAGCACGAACACGATCAGGAACAGCGTCTCGATCTCGAGATAGCTATTGTCGGGCTGGCCAGCCGCATTGGTGACATAGGTCGTCACCATATTTTCGATGACGAGATTTCCCGATGCATCGACCGTCCAAGTCGAGCAGCCACCATAGAGCAATGTGTTGTTGCGCGTGGTCAGGCTCCAGCGCGACGCAAGGGGCGGTGCCAGCACATTCGGAACGGTCAGATATTGCAACGGCACGCCGGGATCCGCGCGCAAGCTGACCGCCGAGACAGCCGCGAAAGCCGCCGCCCATTTCCATGTCGGCGTCGGGGAATCGTTGAACGGAATGCACGTGATTTGCTGGTTGTTGAGCGTGGTGGCGAACGCTGCGTTGGCACCAGCCGTGCCACGCTTCGCGATGAAACAATGACCGTAGACCTGGCTCGACCAGGACCACCGGCCGGTCGCGTCGTTCAGCAGCGCGGCGATCGCCGCCAGCGAGACGGTGTCGGTCAACGAGCAGACGATGAAATCGAACGATGTGTCGAGCAGGTTCGACAACGCGGTCGTCAGCACGGGGTTGGATGCA